TTTGGGAAGAAATTCTTATATGTATTCGGGATGTTAACGCGCGAACAAAGCTCTTGCAGCAAAGAAATCAAATCGTTCGTGACATACACACTGAGTTCCGAGCGCTGAATATTGAAGTTCCTACTACAGGAGAGAAAAGTACAGAAATGTTTGAAGCGTTTTTGGAGGATTTAACTGATGATGAAGGAAGAGAAGCACCTAAAGGGCCTTTTAACAGGTAAAGGTGGATTGGATTCAAGACACTTAGAGAATATATTCAAAAAGTGTAGACAGAAAAGAAGCAAGATGCGTAAATTGGTAAAAGCTTTTTGTTCTGCTTATCTCTTGGACGCCAAGCAACGGCCCCTCCGACTTAGACCTTTACAAGAGAATATTATTCTTGAAGCCCTAATAGAAAGAAAGGATGACAAGCAGACTAAGTTGGCTATATTAGCTCCACGAGGCAGTGGGAAATCTTACGCTCTTTCTGTAGCAGTAACCATCTATATGTTTTTCAATCGGTTTAGGGATTTAGTTTTTATCCTTGCTCCTACAGAGGACCAAGCAGCTCTTATATTTAATTATGTCTATCGACATTTTGCTGATAATGCTTTTCTTAATGGCTTAGTTAAGAATTATAGATTCCATAATAAGCCCAACATAACACTTAAAGGGGGCACAATAATGAGGAGGGCTCCGTTAGCGCCAAGTAACCAAGGTCAAGCTATTAGAGGGCAGCACCCTACATTCTTAGTAGTGGATGAGTCTCCTCTCATCGACGACAAAATATTCATAGATAACGTCGAACCAGCGATAGTTTCAAATAAGGCCCCGTTCATAAACTTAGGTACACCAAAGTCAAAAGATAACCATATGTATCGGTATTTGTATGATGACGCGTATGCGGATACCTTTGAAAGATTGCATTTTACATGGAGAGACGCGACGGAAAAGGGAGAGGCTTATTCGGCTCCCTACACAGAAGAGGAAATGCTTGACAAGATGACTGAATGGGGGGAAGATTCTATCTACTGGAGGACAGAATATGAATGTGAGTTTGTAGAGTCGGTATCGAATGTCTTTAATCCAGAAAAAATAAAAGGATGTTATGATGATTACCTACTTGATATTATGGATGGGGATGGAGAGAGAAGGCCGCACGGCAGCAATATTGTGGTTGGTGTTGACATTGGCAAATCTGTTAATTCTACTGTTATTTCTGTATGGTCCCTTGAAAAAGATGATGTCGGCAATATTGCACGACTTATATACATTGAAGAAATTAATGCCCGAACTGGCGGACATGATATTCCATACCAACGTCAACGTATTATGGATGTTACCAATCACCTTGGTGCTAATAGGCTTATTGTGGACTGTACGGGTATTGGTGGGGCGGTAGAACACGATTTGAGATTGGGTTGTCTAGATGGGGATGTCCATTTTGTGCCTTTCGTTTTTACAGGAGGACCCAGAGGTACGAAAACCCAGATGTATAGGGATTATCAGTCATTTATACAACAAGGGCGCGTCAAGGTACCGGACCCAGCCAAATTGACAGGAGACGAAGCTAAGATGATTCTTAAATGGACTCGTGAGCATATAGATTTAGAATATACCATGGATATTGCCAATAAGACAGAAAAGATTGCTGCCCCAAGTTCACGTCATGACGATTACTGTGATAGTTCTGCTATGGCCATTCATGCTACATTGAGTATGTTGCCCATGTCTGGTAACTTTGGTCAGAGTATTGTATCACGCCCTATTAATAAGAACACCTCTCTTCAAGGAAAATATACAAATATCCCGCTTTTTGCCACAACGCGTCGAAAAGTTTCATTAAATAAGCAAAGCCTGAGGGGAATCTAACAAAAACTTTATATACTCATTAAGATTACTTATTTAAAGCCATGTCGTTTATAGATAATATTAGACGCAGGTTTGCTACTGTTGGTAGTAACCCAGCGTACAAAGAAGACGACCCTCGTAGCTTTGGTGCGGGTGTAATCCAACGATTAAAAATCAATCGCGGTTTTGCGGGAGTCATTCAGAAAGATTATGAGCCTCATATAGGAAAGAATAGAACTTATATGAATGTTTATCTTTCCGACCCCATAATCAGAACCCTTATTGATTTACCCTGCTTATATGCTGTAAAAGATAATTTTGATATTGTTACAGATGAAGAAGATGTGCGTGACGAGGTCGAAGAAATGTTTAGGGATATCAACATAGAGAATATTCTTTATGGTTGGTTGAGAAATGCTCGTATATTTGGAACTGGCTATTTAGAGTGGACTGGAGACAATTTGGTCTTAAGGTCTAGTCAAAATATGTACGTTAAGAGAAATGAGCATGGACAAATAATGTATTACTACCAGAAAGTGGGAGATGATAAGGAGAATGTACGTTTCGAAGAAGATGAAATAATAGAATTGAAAAACAACACCTTCGATGACTACGCGTATGGATTATCTGATATTCACCCTATTTTATATTTGGTAGACCTAAAGGATTATGCCGAAAGGGATATTGGGGCCGCTCTTAATAAATATGCGTCCAGTCGTTTTGACGTAAGTGCAGGATTGCCTGATATGCCTTATGGACCTGATAAGATAAATGAGATAGTAGATGCTTTTAATAATCTATCTCCCGGTGAAGATATTATACATGGAAACGACATAATAATCAAAGAGCTGCAAGGTACGCAGCGAGCTTTTGAATACGGTAAATATACAGATGATATATTGGCTAAAATTCACATGGCTTTAAAAGTGCCCAATACGATGTGGACTGAGCCCGAAAGAGCACGTCCCATTTTTGAACCGTATGTGCGTTATCTACAATCGTTGGTTGAAGGAGCACTTAATGCTCAGTTAATGCCTCAGTTGGAGAAAGGAGACGCTAAGTTTAAGTTTAGACAAATTAATGTTGAAGATGCATTCACGAAAGCGAAGACGGATATGATATATCTGTCGGAAGGTGTATTGTCGCCCGGTGAAGTTAGAGAGGAGCGTGGTCTTGACCCTGAAGGAGTTGTTGAATTGGATATGGAGACTTCTGAAGACATCAAGGCTTCTCCCCTAGAAAAGAGGCAAAGCGATAAGAATGCAAACATCTCTGGTGGGAAAGATAAAGATAAGAAGGAAGAATCTGCCAGAGCACAGAACAGGGGCAATAAGCCCTCCGCAAACGCAACAGGTGATAGAGCATGACGGATTATATCAAATGTATGACAGAAGTTAAGGCCACACTGAAGAAAAGGGGTTTTGATAACTCCGAAGAGATTGCTGCTGGCATGTGTAACATGTGGGCGCAAGAGAATGGCGTTGAACGGGAATTTGCAGAAGGTATAACTATTGAGCCGGTTCAGAGGTCGTTTGCGCTTTCTTTAGGAGAGAGTGACGATATGATTTTTGCCAGCGAAGAAGGAATTGATTCTGTATCATTTCCGGTTATCGCTATTACTTCCGGGCCTCATGAGTATGAGGAAGACGGAAAGCAACATAAAGTTTATATAGAGGGAGGGATGTTAAAAGATAATATAGAAGCTTTTAACGAGCTTCCAATGTATGTAGACCATCAGAGAACAGCTGAGGATTTAATCGGCATGGCAACGAGCCCTGAGTTGTTTAAGATGGATAATGGAAAGACCGCCATCAAGATGCTGGCAACAGTATCTAACAAGTATGGACGTGGTCAAGAAGTGATGGACAAAGTCAAGGACGGGGACATGACCCATGTTAGTATCGATTGGTTTTCTAATGATATTGATGTGATGGGTGACACATTTGCCACCAAGATTCGTCCCACAGAGGTAAGTTTCATTGACAATGAAAAAATGGAACCCGTCTGTAAAGAATGTACTATTGAAAAGGAATGTGGATTACATGCACCTGAAGACGACCACGACTGTGGTTGTGGTGGTAAAGAAGGAGCATGTGAATGTGAAGACGGGAAAACAGAGGTAAAAACTATGTCAGAAGATAAAGTAGAAACTAATGTAAAATCCGACGCAGAGAGCATTGTCGAACGCGAGTTCGCTTCTCTACGCGCGCAACTTAATGAAGTTGAAGCTTCTAAAGTGGATATCGAATCCAAGTATGCAGATGCTTTGAAAGAAATCGAAGCATTTAAACTTGCTGAGGAAACGAGAATCACCAAGGAAGAACAAGCTTTAAAAGCTATCGCAGTAGAAGCGATTATATCCCGCGAAATCTTATTCGGAACACTCGAAGAAGATAAGAAGGATACTCGTGTAGAGGAATTATCTGCATGGGATGAACCCAGATTGACTGGGTTTAGTGAGGCTTTAGCAGGAATGCCAGAGCCCACACAAGAGGCCTAAAGGTCTTTCGGAAAAGGTAAATCAGCCGACGACGGTGAAGAACCAGAAACCGAGAGAGAATTTGGCATGAAGTTAGTCAACGGAAAGATAACTCTTAACGAAGACTACTATAGAGGTGAATAAATATGGCAACAGAAGTTTTAGTAAACGATGGTGGTGCCCCAGCAAGGATAATTCCTTTTACAGCTGGAGCCACAATATCTGGTG